TTGGCGTGAACCAGAAGTTGTTTGCATTCCAGATCCACCACCAATGTTGAGTCCCAACGCCTGATTGATAATCTGTTGTTGTTCCAAAGGCAGATTGCGGATTGCATCCAGTTGCTGTTGTGTGTACTGCTGTTGGAATTGACCTTGAGCCGCCAAGTTCTGAGCGCCTTGGAAGCCCATCTGTTGAGCATTCTGAGCAATACCTGCCATCTGACCTGCAGCAGCTAAGTTCTGCTGATTGCCTGTCAAACCTGCTTGTTGGTTAGCCAAGTTTGCTTGCAAGAAGTTCTGCTGATTAGCCAAACCTGCTTGTTGTGTCAACCCTGCTTGTTGAGCATTAGCCGCATTAATTGCCGCTTGGTTAGCCAAACCTGCCTGATTAAATGCAGAAGCACCAAACTGACCTGCTTGATTCAAAGCACCCATGTTTGCCAAGTTGGTTGCTTGTTGATTACCAGCATTAAACTGAGCCATCTGGTTCTGAGCGGCAGCGTTCTGAGCAGCAATGGTGTTTTGAGCGCCAGCACCAAACTGAGCGGCTTGGTTGGCAGCGGCCTGAGTTGACAAACCTGCTTGCTGAAGTTGTTGGGCATTAAACTGAGCCATTTGGTTCTGTGCCGCTTGGTTTGACAAGTCTGCAACATTACTTGCTTGAGCGCCAAACTGAGCCGCCTGATTAGCCGCAGCTTGAGAGGCCAATCCTGCTTGTTGGAGGTTACCAACATTGAATTGTGCCATCTGATTCTGAGCCGCTTGGTTAGCCAGATTAGCTTGCTGTTGAGCTTGCATATTAGCTTGACCAGTAGTGACATCAACACCTTGATTAGCCAGTGCCGCACGAAGGCTTGCATCTTGATTAGCCAAACCAAACTGACCAGACAGAGCCAAAGCCTGTTGGGTAGTGGCGGCATCTTGTGCTTGATTAAGTTGTTGAGCTTGCATAGCTCTAGACAAATCAGCCTCAGAAGCTTGTTGAGCGGCTTGGTAAGCGGCAGCGTTCTGTTGGGCAACCAAACGAGCGGCATTCTCACCAAAGGCTCGATTAGTCTCTGCTTCAGCAACACCTTGGCGTGAACCACCAAAGGCTCTGGCGGCAGTAGCACTAGCCGCAGTCTGTTGTTGTTGCAATTGTCTAGAACGCTCTAGATCTCTTAAAGATTGATTTGTGACTTCTTCAGTATAAGGATTCATGTACTGCTGAACATTCTGATTTAAGAATGAACCCGCCTGTACATCACGAATATTCTGACGAGCTTGAGGAGCAATTTGACCTAAAGCAGTAGAGGCTACTTGTTGACCAGAAACACCTGCCGCACCAACTTCACGAACAGTATCTCTATTCATCTGAGCGGCAAGAGCCTGTGCTGAAGGACCTGCTTGTTGTCCAGTAAATCCTAATGAGGTATAACCTTGACCCCTAGCAGTAGCCGCAGGACCTGCCTGTTGACCAGTAAAACCAAGAGACTGATAACCAGTGGCTTGTGCTTGTGTAGCAGGACCAGCAGAAGTTGATTGAGCTGTAGCAGGGTTATAGCCTGTCTGAGCCGCCATAGCAGATGGAGCTACTTGAGCGCCACCAAATTGCTGTGCTTGGACATTTTGAGGCTGATAGTTTGCCGCTCTGTTGGCAACATCAAAAGAAGCACCAATACCTTGGAATATGGCATTATTTGGATTAGCAAAGTCTCTGGTTAACTGAGCTGCACGTGCTTGATCTGGGTTGTATCCCGCAAACTGGCGAGGAGCTAATTCTCCTGCAACATCTCTGGATGTTTGCACATTTTGCAAGTAAGCATCACGCAATGCAGGATCAAGCTGCGCTGTTTGTTGACTAGAACCACCAGACATAATTACACCTCCGTAGAAAGCCAATAATGTGTTGGCTTCATGTTAAATTTAGATACAAAAGTTCTTGACCAACCCCTACGTCCTGTCAGGGTGATTTTTTGGCATCCCATGTCTTCAGCGAACTTCTGAATACGGGGGGTGATGGTTTCTAGATCTGCTAGATCACCTGCCGCTAAAAATATGTGCAATACCCTCATTCTTGGGAATATCTGCACTTGAGTGACTACTGCGCTGTTATCACTTGTCCATAATTGCATCGTACTACTGTCAATACAGTCGGCTACATCTTGCATATTATGCGTATTATCGTATTCTAAAGCAGGTTCTAAAATTTTCTCTACTTTTTTAAAATATACAGCCCATAGTGGTAGTTCACCATCTACTTTATATTTCTCGTAGTCAATCATCTCAAACTGCCAGGTTTCCCATCAAATCTGATAACACCAACTCGCCAATCTGTTAAAGCAACACCTTCAATCTTTACTGCAATCTGTCTACCAGTTAAACGAACTGATGTAGGAGAAGACAAGGTATATGGCCCATGTGTATATTTAGTGGTATTTGGGTAGAACTTAGTACTAAAACTAGCCCTAACATCACCTGCAGTCTTCTCATCAGGAACTAATCCTGTAAGACTCATTACCCTGTCGCCATTACCTAATTCAATTGGTCCTGACTCGGCAAACAATGTCTGAGAGTCATAGTTGTTACCAACCTCATGCTCGTAAACATAACCATCTGAAGAAACCAGAATAGGGTTGCTAAAAATACCTTTGTCTGTACCGCAAGTACGATCTAAAGTGCCAATAGACCAATGATTCTCACGATAGTTATAGGTCACATAGGAATCTACCTCATTGGTAGACACACTTGGGTAATACCACCAAATCTCACCAAATGTTGAGTTATGGACGCAATAAACTTTAGAGGCTTGAGTAGTGTTCAGATTGCCAAAAACAAAATCAGATACATCTGATGGCAAAGGTTTAACAAATCCATCGTATATCCAGAATCCTGATCCAGACATCCAAATACAAGCATTGTCAGTAGCGGCTACTGATTGTTTAGAGATAACTCCACAACCTGTACCAACACGCTCAAAACTGTAGATAAAGGGTGGACCAATGTAAGTTGCAGTATGGACATCCACATCTGTAAACAGAATGGTAGTGCCACGAATACGCTTAGAACACTGCAAAGAGCCAATGGTTGTTAGCTCAAAATCACCTGCTTGGTTGGTAGCCAAAGGAGTCCATACAGTATTGTTCTCTTGGTCACACCATTGAACTTTTCGAGGATTACCACCTGCACCCAGAGCAAATAAGAATCTTTCTTGAGTAACAACCAAACCAGTGCAACTAGTTGGAGCATTTGTAATGACGGCAGCATCTGCACCAGTATCCAACTGCCATTCAAGGAGCTTTCCATCCTTAGATGAGCAAGCAACTAAATACTCACCCCATGTATCCATAGACCATGTAGTGGCGGGAGTGACTGATCCTAAGTCTGGCCTAGCAACACCATAGGCAAAACTTCCATAAGTACCATAGCCATAACCAATCTTTTGAACAGCATCTGCATCACCAACAGTAAATCCTGTAGGAGTAATGTCTGTTAAAGTATTGCTTTCACTCAAAACATAAAACTTTGAGTGTGTGCCAATGGCAATTCTTCGGTTATTAGAGTTGTCACGCCAGTTAAGAAGACCTCTAGCTTTACCAGTAAGTTGAGTGGTAGTACGCTTTCTCCATCCACCGACAGGGCGAATAGTGCCTTCAAACCAACGAACTAGGTTAGAACTATTCCAACGTCCTTTAGCCTGATACTCTGTACCATTCTTGAATACACCTGGAGGAATTTGGAGCGGAATGTAGGCCATATTCTTTGTCAATCAGGTAGGTTGGAAACAAAGCTCATTGTAGCAATAACGCTAGGAACTGCGGGTCTCGTTGGGCTAGTGCTAGTCCCAAAAGCTTCAATACTTACACTAGTATTTTCAGTTCTCCACATAATCTCAATGTAATCATTAGCCGCCATGTCAACAAAGAAATTCAATGCAGCAATGATATGACTAGGATCACCAGTACCTTTTCTAGCTACTAGGTGAAATCTACTGTTTGAGTTGTCAATGTTTGTCCCATTCTTGCGAAACCAAACATCAACATCTTGACCATCGTTTGTGGTGTTTTTAAACTGAATGGAAAACTGTAAATTGTAAAGACCTGGGTTATTTACATTTATTCTTGAAGAATTAGATAAAGTTACACCATTAGAGAAATCTGTTGTGTTAAATGTAATCGCATAGGCAACAGTTGTACTAGCGGCAGTTTGGTCTGTAGAGTCTTGAAACGCACCATAAGGAAAGTTGATGTACTTGCCACCAACTCTAGCAGTTAAGGCTTGAACAGCGTTAAGTAGTTTAATGAAGAACAACCTCAATGTGCCATTATTCTGGTTCTGTACTTCTTGAGAGTAAGAAACACCAGAAGTCCCCAAATTAGGAACTGGTGGTACATCTAGTTGTTTCTGACTAGACATTACTTTTTAATCCAAGTTTGCCAAACAGCACCTGCTGCCAAGATCAAACCACCAACCCATAAAACAGGTTGAGCAATAGAAGCTATCCAATTCAGAACCTTGACAGCACCTTTAGCCGCTTCAATAGCGCCTACTAGATCACTAGTATTTTTATCAATGGTATCTACTTTGGCTTCAACTGCAACCAGTCTTTCGTAGATTTGTGCATGGGTAACTTCTTGCATTATTCACTCCGATGGCTCTTTAGGAAGTTGTGCGTCAGCCTGTTCTTTGATCTTGACAATCAGAGGCCATACACCACTAGACGATGGTAGGTTTCCCAATGTCTGTAGAACAAAGTTGATCTCGTTAACTTCTAATTCAAGTTTCATACAGAAGCCGCACGAATTGCTGTTAGGTCTTGTGTTGTCCAGAAGTCTTTAGCCAACATAATGACTAAATGCTCTTTGTTGCGAGCCAAGCAGTCTGCCCAATCTTCAGCAGTCATGCCTTCTGGTTTGCCAGCATTGATGAGAGCCACGCTATCTAAGCAAGCGGAGTAGTGCTTGGCAATTTGTTCTGGGGTTTGTGTTTCAATAGTCATGATTTTCCTTTAAAGGTTAGCGGCATCCAAACGTGCCTTGAGTGATTCAATTATTGCTTGTTGTTCTTGAATGGCCTTAAACGCCAACGAGACCATGTGTCCATAAGACAATGCGTCTGGAGTTCCATCTTCTGCATATTGAACAAATTGCGTAAGTCCAGCACTGTGTACCTCTTCTGCAATCAAGCCACCAAATACATGCTCACTTGCATTTACAGTAGTTTCTTCACCAGCGTCATTTTTTGAAATTGAACTTTTTGAACGATATGTAACTGCGCGAAGATTCATTACATCTGCAAGACCATAGGATGCAGTTTGAATATCAGTCTTGTACTTTTCAGAAGAAACGGAGCGATACAGCGTTCCGTCTGTACCAATAAACATATTTGCGGCATTTGCATTGGTGTTTCCATATACTCCGGGCATTAATATGGAATTACCCAAATTATTAAAAACAAGAGGCTTACTGTTGAATGTTTGAAAGAAGATGTATGTGGCATCGGAAGTCATGGATACACCATTGGTGTAATCTGCCTGACCCATACCCCAAAAAACACCGCCAGATGAATTAATGTATTGACGAACATTTCCATCACCATCAGACAGAACCACATTGTTGCTTGAACCACGAATGTCTAAGCCGCCTTGATTGCCTGAGTAACGACCCAAAATGGTGTTTTTAGCGCCCGATGTTATTGCCGCACCAGAACTAACACCAACAAAAGTGTTGTTAGAAGTGGTAGTGGCGTAACCAGCTTCTGGGCCGATATAAGAGTTGTTTTCCCCTGTTGAGTTGCTGTAGCCGGCGTAGTAACCAAGATACAGATTTTCTGTACCTGTGGTGGTGTTATACCCAGCGTTACGACCAACAGCAGTGTTGAACTGACCAGTTGTGTCAAGTAATAACGCATTTTGTCCAATAGCTGTATTACTTGATCCAGTAGTATTAGATTGAAGTGCCGAAAAACCAAGTGCAGAATTAGCAGTACCAGTTGTATTGAAATACATTGACTGGTAGCCAACAGCGGTGTTGTTAGATGATGTGGTGCTTAAACGAAGTGCTTGAGTGCCAAGTGCTACGTTGTACTGCCCTGTGGTATTTGTCTCCAAAGACTCAACGCCAACAGCCGTATTCTTCTCAGCAGTAGTGTTGTTTGCTAACGATGCAAATCCAACAGCAACGTTACCCGCACCTGTAGTGTTGTCCAAAAGAGACTGATAGCCTACAGCGGTGTTATTATTTGCTCCTGTGTTGGAGGCAAGTGCCGATGTTCCTACGGCAGTGTTGTATTGGCCTGTAGTGTTGTTTCCAAGTGCTGAAGCGGCAACACCAGAAACACCAGAACCAACAGCTACGTTCCAACTACCACTGGTAGCGTTTGACAATGCTTCAAATCCAACTGCTACGTTGTCAACACCTGTAAGAGTTCCAATCGCTGTTCTTGTTCCAAGAGTGGTGTTTCTTGAGCCAGTAGTAACTCCAAAACCTGCCTGATAACCTACAGCAGTGTTGTTAGATGCTGTGGTGTTGGAGTAGAGTGCTGAATTTCCCAACGCTGTGTTAGAAGCACCTGTTGTATTAAACGCTAAAGAATACCAACCCATTGCTGTGTTGTTGCTTGCTGTGGTGTTGTTAGCCAATGCAACATGGCCTACTGCTGTGTTTAATGTGCCAGTTGTATTTACTTGTAAAGCAAAACTGCCAAATGCCGCATTTTGATTTCCTGTCGTATTAGCCGCCAAAGCACTAGCACCCACCGCAGTATTGGTAGACACAGCACTTGCACCACGGCCTACTGTTAGACCTTGGATAGAACCTGCACCAGTTACGCTCAAAGTGCTAGATGCGCTTAGAGTGGTGAAAGCACCAGAGTCTGGAGTGCTTGAACCAATGGCAGTCGCATCAATCGTGCTAGATGCACCAGTAACAACCAGTGTTCCTGCTACTGATAATGTCTTACCAGAGCCAACATTTAGGCCAACACTAGTACCAGTGCCATCACCCTTGAATACAGCATCTAAACTGTCCAAGTCAGTATTAATCTTAGTACCCCATGTGTCGGTAGAAGCACCAACTTCTGGTTTAGTAAGTCCTAAGTTCGTTGTTGTGGTATCTGCCATTTTTTCACCTCTATGCGGCTATTTGCCAAGTTTCGCTATTATCTGCCACTGCAGTCCAAGATTTACTTGAATCATCAATTGCAGTCCATGTTTCAGATCCATCTGTAATTGGAGTCCAAGTCTCGTCTACATCGCTAATTGCAGTCCAACTCTCAGATATATCACTCTCTGGTAACCATTTTAAGTTACCAGAAACACTCATGCTTGAAATGCAAGAAATACTTAAAGAAGCACTCTGTCTTCTCTGTCCATTAATAACCAGACTGCTAGAAGCAACTATCGGGAACTGAGCATTGGCTACTACCTGAGAGCCAACAACAAGCACTGAAGCGTCAGCAACAGTCATTGCCGCAAATGCAACCCTAACCCCGTTGACAACCAATGTACTAGCATCATTAGCCGCTAATGCTCCAATGGCAACACGCCTAGCCGCAACAGACATACTGCTTGCACTAGAGATACTTGCCGCACCAATTCCAACCCTAATTGCAGAAGCAGACATAGAGCTAGAGCTAGATATAGCTTCAGCCCCAATAGCCACCCGTCTTGCAGAAACACTTACAGAACTAGAAGAGCTAATTGCAAAACTAGCAGTCTTAACAGTATTAGCAGTTATTGCTACTGTTGATGTATCAGAAACAGAAAACGCACCTATACAGATGCGTCTTGCCGCCAATGTCATGGTACTGGTATCACTGATGGAGGCGGCTCCAAGGCTTACGCCATAGGAATAATTCCCTCCACCATAATAGCCAGAACCATAGGCAGCCATGTTATGTCAAAGTGATAGTCAGGCTAGTTGCGGGAATGCGGAACACATCGCCATCGTTAATTACTCGTGATGTGGTCAAAGGAGCCCATGCAAGCAGATTTCCACCAGTACTGGCATCAAAGATACCTGCCCAACCAATTGTTCCCCAATTGCCACCAGAAGCGGCAGCAAACTCAATAGCGGCAGCGTTACTGAAAGTAGTCGCTGTACCAGAACCTGAGATAGTTCCTGTCGCTACCCTAGCGTATGCATTACCAGAAACTTCAGTACCACCACCTGTATCACTAGGTGCGGCAGTAAACAAACCAACATACCAAGCAGTTGGGCGAGTTGCTGAACTACCTGTAAACAACCAGGTAAGTACTAGATTTTCGGTGTAATCGCTAAAAGATGACATTTTTTATCCCAAAGAACGGGCACGAACAAGAGGAGTTGAGGAAACAGATGCCCTTTGATCTGCAATCTCAATGTCGCTTAATGTGTTTGCGTATAGTTGACTCCATGTACCCAGACGCTCATCGTCTTTTAAGTATGGAGTAGCTTCTATCAAAGCACCATACAAGTACAAGTCTGGGGCGTATGCCAATAGCCAGTTGCTTGTGTTTGAATCACTTAGCGCAGCAATCTTAGCATAATATGTCAGTTCACCAGTGTAAGTTCCATCTGGTGTTGGGATTACCTCTATCTGAGTACCAGTTATTGTGTAATACGCTGGTTTTCCAGAAGCAACATAGTTATTTGCCTTTAAATTATCACCATAAGCTTCAGTTACAAACTCAAGTCTGACAATGGGATTCGTATTAAGTTGAAATTCTTTGGCCTGTAACCAATCTGCAGGGTAAGCAAAATATTGCGTATCAATGCTTGCAGTAGCCCTTTTAATCATTTGGCGGGTACGCAACTTACGATTAAATTTAGCCTCTGCAAGAGTAATAAAACTAGGAACAATAGAAGTCAGATCATCCC